ATTCATGGTCTTTTCTCCATACCACAAGCGAATGAAATATATGAGACTATAGAAAATCAAATTGAATGAGGTAGCCGATGTTGGAGTCAAATCCCGCTCGGAAGGGCAGTGGTATAAACACATCCTGGTTCTGTCCTTGTGTAGGAATATCTCCCTCTGCAATATACAGACTTGGGATAGTGACCATCGTGCTCCGGCTTCCTGCATCGGTCAACCGGAAAAAGAGGGACGTGGCTGTGTGATCGTAGAATTTCTGCCAGACTGTAATGTTCTCAAAGTAGGCTTCGAGTTGTCCGGTGACTTCCATTGTTCCCAGACCGATGTCGATAGGCAGTCTGTTAGCGACTGCGGGCTTGGAACGCAGATTGGCAAGGAGGGTCAGTTGCAGACTGGTCACCGGCGTGAGGAAAGGAGTACCCGCTTCCCGAATTTCTGCCACGTTGTTTGACGCATCGTAGACTGGCCTGGTCGGGGCGATGACCGATGACGCTGCTCTGGTCGTTGTCTGGATAGGGCCTTGTGCTCCCAGGAGGGAGAATGACCCTGTAACTAATTGTCTGGAAGTGAGTTGCATGTTCATCTGACCCAGGCGCATCCCTGAGAAGCCTTCAAACTGGGAAATATCATTCCACCGTTTCTCCAGGAGGATGGAACGCTTCTCCACACCATTACGAACCATCCTGGCGCCAATGCCTGTTGTAGCTGCCGCTTCTGTCACCATGTTGGGCGTGGGCGTAACAAAGACGACTGTGGTGCTACTGACAGTATTGACTCTGAAGATACCGTTGTTGGCTGGATTGGTTCTCCCTGAGAGTCTGAGATTCATTCCTGGAACGATCCCAATGGTTACAAAATTGACGGCTCCCGCAGTCTCCATCTGGTTCGGTGCGGTGATGGCCAGATCGGTTGGCGTACTGGCAATAGTGGTGATGGATGCGCCAAGGGTGCAAGCAATGAGTTCGTCATAGATCGTGTGTCTGAACTCGAAGTTAATATCCCCAGACGCTTCGTCTCCCACGCGCACGATAGCTTCCTGGGTACGGTCTGGACGAATGGTGGTAGGGACCACAGTCATCTTTTTATGGCCGATGGTGTCTGACACAAAGGGAAGTTCAAACATGGTGGGCGTGGCAACGGGTTCGTTCCACGCTGTCTCGACAGAGTAATACAGACTGACTCTGTTGGTATCGGCAGTTGGCATAGGAAGCTCCTTAATGGTTCGGAACAGGATTATCGAGCATGTAGGGCACAATGACTTGTGACTCGAACCAGCCTCTATCTACTCCGACTGAGAGATGATATGACGGGCGTGTTCGTATCACATTTACGCCGTCAGTGAGGTCTTGTGCTCGCCACAGATCGAGCAGTTCATCGACATACCGCAGTCTCACCCCCGATCCTGTAGACTCAGGAACAAAGACCTGGATAACCGCGAGAGAAACGGCCCTTTGCAAGAGAGACGAACCCAGAGACGCAACGTGGCCCGTCCCAGACTTGAGGGAGAAGGCGACGTAGGGAGCATAGCTGCCATTGTCTTTAGGGACCGTGAAAGGGGTATTCTCCCATTTGACAGGTGTCTGTGACCACCCAGACTTCATAAAGGATTCCAGAACAGAACGTTCCCAGAAGGCATAGGCCATTGAGGATCACCCCCTTTCCAATGCGCCAGTAATCACCACAGGAAGAAACGTTGGTGCCCATTGCACCGTGCCTTCTGCCATGCGGTCCATATTTTCGAGTTTGAGGATGTAGAACCGGCCCCCATCGTCATAAACACCATTCGCAATATAGACATCCGCCATGTTCATCGAGTACTCAATGTTACTCAGACTCTCTTTGGCTCTGGTGAGAGCCTGGTCTGCGGTAATCCAGGTATTCTCATCGTCGTCAAGGATGTCTTGATCGACTTTGAAGATGGGAAACCCCTGGCTCACGCGCCAATGGGCTTTGGAGCGGCCCGTGCGGATACGATTCCGTCTGACAACTTCTTCCTGAATCGCCTCTACAGAGAATTCCACCTCTTCAAGAATGCCCTCCTTAATGCGTTCAATCTCTGCACGCAACTGTTTCTCAAATTCATTGACATTTTCTTTCGCACCCATGTCCCTCTCCTATGGAAGTCTCAGTTGCAGAATGTAGACAGCAGTGACAGGATCAGAGAAGACTCTGACGCATTTCCACTTTTCGCCTTCCGCTGTCAGTACGATGTCTCCTTGCTTCGGTACGCCAATGCCAGACTGCCGCACGTTCATTCCTGAGAGGTAGGCGGGTCTGTCTTCAGGAAGAATGTTCAATCCATCTATCTCTCGCGCCAGATAGGAACCCATCACCAAGTCTACCTGAAAAATACGGGAGGGTGGCTCTTGCTCCTGTGTATCAGTGTTATAGTCTGGATAATCCTCTGCCTTGATGTACTGGACGGCAATCGGAATGTCCTGCAGGTATCCTCCCCGTGTCAAAGCTCGTTGGACTTCTGTGTTGATGAGTGAACGAAGCGCCATAGACTTCCTTTCTTCCAAATGAAAATGCCTCAAATTTCCATTTTCCACTTCCCCCCTGCTGCGAGTCAAGGGAGAAAGGATAAGAGAAATTTGAGGCATTCTGGTGCGTTATTAGGCTATCCCCGTTCGTAGTACCCTGCCGCGTAAAAGGATTTCCCTTCGGAGCGTATGGTACACCCATAGGGCAGGAGTATGGATGATACAGACAGGGGGATGGTGTTCTTACTCTTCGAGGCCACCATGCTAAAGTCCAGACTAATAGGCCCTACCCTGAGTGATTCAAGGTCGTTACTGGTATCCTCAACAATGTTCTCTCCTAAGAGAATGACCGCCATTTCCACGTTCGCCCGTTTGATGAACGGGTAGATCGTGTAGGAGGGCAGGAGGTACCCCGAGGGGCTAATAACTCCTGAACGGGGATTCTGGAGGGCCTGTCCAGAAGTACACTGCACTCCAGGCCAGATGACCCAATCATCAAGAAGCTGTGTCCCCCACATGAGTACCTGTGTTTTCGTATAATCGTCTGCTTCAGTCCACGCCACCTTGTACTGTGCAGGCTTGACCAGAAGAATGTTCTCGGCTTCTACCAGACTGGTATAGCTGTTGCTGTCTGGCAACCCTGCTCCCGTTTCGACAATCATAGTAAGCTCTGCCATAGACTACCTCATAGCACTTCCAATCTGTTACCTATGATCAGGGTAAAGTCCTGGGCACCCCTGTTAATCGTATCCCAGACCCAGGAGAACGAGGCGATCTTTGTCTCTTCGGCCAGACGCTCATCAAGTATAACGGTGTCTCCTGGTTGCATGGTCCAGGTCACTTTTCCAGGAATAGAGATGGTGATGTCCTGTCCAGACTCCGAGACAATGGCTTCTTGCACCCGAAGGTCTGTACCTGAGACACTGACAACATGAAAGGTGGCATTGTTCTGGATAGAGCCAGACACGATAATCTGTATGCCTTCCCTTATGGGAAAGTTGCTCCAATTTCCTGAGAGGAGTCTGATGACTTTTGAACTGCCTATGAAGTCTACAGGTGTTTCAGGTAGAGACTCAATGCCAAAGGTCACATCGTTAGTATTGAGCACATTCTGGGCCTCACGAGTATTGATGATCTGTTCAGACAGGTCATCTCGAAACGTCAGAGTGAGGGTATTCACCTCCCCCAGAGCGAGAGGTTCTCCGTAGTAATCGAGGATGACAAAGGACATCTCCGCTGTGGTACCCTCCATAATCACGTCTTCAATAATCACCATACCAGGATACCCTTTATAGCTCTCCGTAATACTGTTGTAAAGACCCGTTATCGACAGAAAGATAGACTGAGAAGCTCTCAGCGGAAGAGGGATACTTGTTGACATAGCATTCTCCTATGAGCAACCCTGTGTTGTGTAACAGACTGTGCAGGTGTAGCACGTTCCAGACCGAAGTGTCTGTCCTCCACACTCAATACACATAGGGGTATCGTAGGATATAGACTCATGCACAAAACGTTCTTCCTCCTGGTCGG